AAAGAAGTTGGTAAGGAAGTCGCAAAGCTAAGCAGGTTTGAGAAATACAGAAAGTCTGTAGCCGACCCTGCTTGTTTCTCTAAGCATGGCTACAAAGGAGAAACCATAGCAGACTTACTAAAAGAAGGCGGAGCAAAGTTTGAAAGGGGCTACAATGACAGGATTCAAGGCAAGAACTATATACACGAAAAACTGAAAATCAAAGATGATGGCAAGCCCTCCTTGTTTATTTTCGAGAACTGTATTCACTTAATCCGCACTCTTCCTGCTTTGGTTTATGATAAATCAAGATCTGAGGACGTAGACACTAAAGGCGAAGATCACCTCTACGATGCCCTTCGCTACATGGTATCTGCAAGAATGAGGCACTTCACACAAAAGAAATCACCCGTCAGAAGGCCCGCAAATCCATATACCGGGAGGTGAGATGATTGGCCGAAGAAAAGAAAGACCCTTTGGAGATAGTTGTTGAGGACTTTAAAAGAGCACAAGAGGCAAGACAGCAGCGGGAAGATAAATGGAAAAGATATTATGAGCTTTACAGAAGCTATGTTGAAGATAGAAGTGACGGGCTTTCTAACTTATTCATTCCGTTGGTGTTCGCTGCTATCGAAACTGTTTTACCCCGTCTTGTTGAAGCTATCTTCGCAAGCAGACCGTACTTGGCTGTACTCCCTCGAGAACCGCAAGATGTTGACAATTCGAGGGTAATGGAGACATTAATCGATTATCAGCTTGTAGACAAAATGAACATTGTTCGCAAGTTTAACAATTGGATTCGCGAATGTCTTATTTACGGCACCGCCGTTGGAAAAGTAGGATGGCGATTCGAGACAAGACCGAGAATCGTAAGAGTTCCCCGGCTTGAGATTTTTGGCGTTAAGTTTGGCGAAACCACTAAAGAAGAGCAGACTGTATTTTACGATGACCCCGATTTCGAGCCAATCGATTTATTTGACTTCTTTATTGACCCTGATGCTACAACGATAGACGAAGCCGCTTTCTGCATACACCGCTTTTACCGCTCCATGAGCTATCTTAAAAAGCAGGCCGAAAACGGTATCTACGAGAACATAGATGAGCTTGAAGAATTAACAGCTTCGGGTACTATCACAAGTAATGAGCGTATATCTGATATAGGCCTTGGCGGTGGCACTTCGGGTAAAAAACTTGAAGTCTTAGAGTATTGGACAGATGATAGGGTAATTACGGTTGTTGAACAGCAGGTGGTAATTCGTGACGCTAAAAATCCCTACTACCATCGCAGAAAGCCTTTTATAAGCATAGTGGACGTGCCTGTACCACATGAGTTTTATGGCATTGGCGAAGTAGAACCGATTGAGTATCTTCAGTATGCCTATAACGATTTTGTAAACCAAATCATGGACAATATTAACTTGTCTATTAACAAAGTTTGGGTTGCGAATAAAGAAGCTGATATCGATCCAACGCAGCTAACAGTTAAACCGGGGCACGTGATATGGGCTGAGGATATACATAATGATTTACGAGAAGTGATGTTTGCTGATAACACAGGCTCAGCTTTTAATATGTTGGGGCTTATGGAAAACCAAATTCAAAATGTTTTGGGTGTATTTGACTATATAAAGGGAGCTACACCTTCACGTGCTGAAACTGCAACAACGGTTACAAGTCTGCAGGAAGCTGCTAATATGCGCTTTAAGCAGAAAATCCGCACAATAGAGATTATGGGCTTGCGTGACCTTGGCCGCTTTATGATTCAACTGAATCAACAATTTGTTGATAGGACGCGGCTTATTCGTGTGGTTGGTGCAGAAGGAGAAATGTTCCAAGAGATTTCTCCCGAAGAAATAGGCGGCGATTTTGATTTAATTCCTGTAGGTTCAAGTGTTGATCCGATTGCTAATAAGTTTTCAAGGCAGAATCAGTTGATTAACCTTTATAATACAATCGGGCAGCACCCGATTATAAATCAGCAAGAATTTTTGAAGATTATCTTCGATGCCTTCGATGTTAAAGAGCAGTCAAGGTTAATCAATCCAATGCAGATGATGCCGCAGCAGCAGGGTGCAGGCGAGCCAATGCCGCAGATACCACCGGATATTCCGCCTATAGAGGGACAAGAGCTACCACCGGCACCGATGACACCTGAGGGTGAGCCGTTGCCTATCGATCCCGCTTTAATGCCGCCGGAAGGAGGGCCTGCTCTTGAGTGAGATTGATTATAAAAAGGTTCAAGTCATGCAAGATCTTATGTCACTTCTTGAATCTCCGGGTTGGCAATATATTAATGATTACCTAGAACACAAAAAAAATCGTGCTCAAGCAGAATTATGCAGCAAAAACTTCACTGATATATGCGAAGTAATTAGGCTTCAGGAAAGATTTAAGATGGTAGAGGGGGTGTTTGGAGAAATTAATCGATTGATTGAAGATGGTAAACGCGAACTTAAAAAAGAAACCTAAGAAAGGCAGGTAAAAACTATGGTTACTAAATGCGACAACCCTAAGTACGAATCCCCGCTCTTCGACCTGCAGCTTTTTGCTGACGAGGATGGAGGCGCCTCTGCTGATGACATTTTTGCCGGCATAGATGAATCTGCAGATGCCGAAGGCGGACAAGGTTCGGAAGGGGCCGCAGAAGAAACCTTCTCTAACACGCAGGAAGGTGGCTCCCCTGAAGAAGGACAAGAGCTAATCTTCGGCAAGTTTAAGTCGCTCGAAGATGCCCAACAGGCATACTTCAATGCTGAAGCAGAGCTTACAAGACGCTCACAAGAGCTTGCACAATATAGGCAACAGCAGGAAATGATGCAAGCTCAACAGCAGTACCCTCAACAACAAGAACAATATGATCCCAACGAATTAAAGCGGCAATTTTTAAATGCATTTGTTGAGGATCCTATTGGCGCACTGCAAGCTGTGATGGAAAGCACTCAAAAAGAGCAATTGCAGCCAATCTATCAAGATATGATGGTAAGAAACATTGATAGTGCAGTAGCGAAGCTTCAAAGTAAATATGAGGATTTTAATCAACTTGAGGATAAAATGACTGCATATCTACAATCCAATCCTTCGATTATGCAAGCTTTCCCCTCTATCGAGCAGAGCTTTGAAGCTATCTACAAGATAGTAAAGGCCGACATGGCGCAGCAAGCAGTGCAGCAAGCAAAAGAAGCAGGCCGCAATGAAGCATACGCGAACATTCAAGCCAAAAAAGGAGCTTTTTCCGAAGGTTCGCAAGCAAAAACTAACTCGGCAAAAACTCCTGAGCAACAAATTATAGAAGGCATTTTAGGTGCAGGCACAGGAGGCTTTGCCGATCTGTAAGGAATGATTATAGATGGCACATACAGTTATTGATATTAATCAAGATCGCAGAATAGTCGATATGTCGAATACCATTCACTTGCTTCGTCCAAGTGAATCACCCCTTGTGGTGTTACTGCAAAGACTTGGCAAAGAAACTGCAAATGATGTTCAGTTCAAATGGTTAGAGCAGGGGGATATCGAAACATGGGATAGTGTTACTTCTGCTACAAATGCAGCCGATGGTGTTCATCCGACTGAAATTCCCGTTGCAACCCCTACTCTATTTAACGTAGGTAGCATTGTGGAGGTACCTTCTACAGGCGAATTAATGCTTGTAACGGAAGTAGCAGACGCTACAAAGAAACTTACTGTGACGCGCGGATGGGGCGGAACAACTTCTTCTAATATCGCCAAAGATGCCGCTATCCAAATAGTTGGCGATGCACATGAGGACTTCTCCGGCTCGCCTGCTGCAAGGCGTGTAGAACCGACTACAAAGTCTAATTATGTACAGTTGTTTAAGACCGCTGTCGAAGGCTCCGGCAGGCTTGATGCGGTTAAGCTTTACGGTGGACCCGACAAGAATCATCAGCGTAAATTAAAGGGCATTGAACACCAAATCAAGATTGAAAAGGCTTTTTGGTTTGGCGAGATGGCTTCTGATGTTTCCACAGGGAAACAACGGACTACAACTCGCGGCGTTCTCCGTTGGCTTAATACTTGCCCCACAAAGGTAAATATGAGCGCAGGCGATTTGACAGGCGTTTTAACGCAGGACGAATTCGATCAAGGATTCTTGCAAGATGCCTTTACTTACGGTTCTGATACTAAATACCTGTTCTGCTCTCCGCTCTTGCTTTCTGTCATCAGCGGTTGGGCATATGGGAAGCTGCAAGTTGAGCAGTCTCAAGATACTGCAAGCAAGACCTTTGGCATTAGAATTGGTACTTATGTAAGCCCTCATGGAATCGTGAAGATTGTCTCTCATCCTCTCTTTAAGGGTGAGTATGGCGGCTATGGCGTGTTGCTTGATATGGAATGTTTGAAATATCGTCCACTTAATGGCCGGGATACTCAGCTTGAGACAAATATCCAAGCCCCCGACCTTGACGGTTGGAAGGATATGTATATGACAGACGCAGGTCTTGAGTTTAGGCAGGTAGAGCGTCACGGTCTAATCTATGGCATAACCGGATAAATCGGAGGGGGCTTTGACCCCCTCTGTTATTTTAATAATGAAGATGAAATGAATTTTGATGATTAAGGAGGGTATTATTTAATGGCAAGATTTATTTCGCCTAGCAAAAATCTTAGGCTTGTCATGAAGCCTATGCGCAGGCAGATTGTAGAGGGTGTTCCATTTCTGATGCCCGGCAAAGCGATCAAGTTTTCTAATGGTGTTTACGAAACTGATGATGAAAAAGAATTACAATTCCTTCGCAATCATCCTGTTTTTGGCAGAGACTTTTTCGAGACTAAAGTGGCGCAGCCTGTTGTAGAGAAGAAGGCAGAACCTGAAGGATTCATGTGTCAAGAATGTGGTAAGATGTTTAGTTCTGAAGCGGGCTTACGTGCTCATATGAGGGTACATGATAAAGAAGGTGAGTAGTTATGACACTTGCCGAATTGAGAGACCGGGTATGGGTTCTGTTAGCAGAACCCGGCCCCGGTTTTTTCTCGAATGAAGAGATTGACTACAATATCAACGAAGGAATTCGTGATGTAGCTGATAGAACAGAAGCTGTGATTGGCTCAAAAATAGTGGAAGTTGAAGCAAACACTTTGGAAGTACCACTACCCGATGATTTGATCCGTGTGAAGAAGGTGTCTGTTGGTGGCAGAAAACTTTCTGTTGTTAGTCCCGAAGCACTTGATGAGGATGTTCCGGGGTGGGAAGAAATTGCAGGAACACCTACTAATTTCTTCCAATACGGCAGGTATTTGGTACTATATCCTAAACCTGCTGAATCAATAGAAATCAAGCTGTGGGGCGTAACTTCCCCGCCTATGCTTCTTAATGATGAAGATGAATGTGGTTTGCCTGAGTATTTGCAGCCGCTTGTTGTTTTATATGCGCGTCTGATATGTAAGCAAAAGGACGATACACCGCTCGATGTGCTTATGGCATATCATAATGACTACGTGAACAAGTGCGAACAGGCACGCAGGAGAATTGTCAGTCGTTCGCCAAAGCCGGTTATAACCGTTAGAGCGGCTAGAGGGAGTGAGTATTGATGCATATAGTTGAATTTTTGAAGGAGATAAAAAAGAAGCTTGATGCCGGAGTGTCAGTGTCGATAAATGGGAATAAAGTAGAAGTTATTAGAATTAATAAAGATAACTTACCGTCTGCTTTTTATACGCCGGGGTTCTTCGAACCTCGTGACACTAATAACAAAATATTATATCTCGAACACGCGAACATTGGAGTTTTCGATAGAGTAATTGGTATAAGGAACACAACTGATGCAACCTTTCAAATAGCGATAAAGACTATCGTAAATGCAGGGGATGGTGATAAAACAGGTGCAACTGTATGGGAAGGTACTTTACCTAAAGATGCTAGATGGTATTTTGCGCCGGATAAAGGTGATTTTGACAAAGGAAGTACAACTCAAAAATGTATTAGCGTAGTAGAGCTTCGGTTGCCTTATCCTACCTTTGTGATTGATATCAAGGCAAATGAGTTGCCAACTACGGGGGAGATAATGCTTGTAGACGTTAGGAGATATTAATATGGTGCTAATCAATAAATATTACGCAGGTGTTA